TTATCGCCTAAAGATAGAGAGACGGTGCTAGTTTATTTAGCCACTGCCAACACTGTAAACATTACGGGCTACATTAGAATCTATAGTCAAACAAACTACTACAACTCTGCTGAGTTTAATATTGATGAGTTTGGAGGTTCTACTCTAACTCTCAGTACACAACACGCTACCGCCCATTTGGTCTACGTAAGGGACTTTGGAGAATGGATAGCAATTTAACTAACTAAACGAGGAAAGACATGCTAACGGATAAAGAACTAACAGTTCTCCTGAAACAAATAGAAGCACACCTAGACCCCAAGTGGCTCCGTTTGGAGGAACTGGAACGCAAGGTAGAGGACCTATGCAATGACAGAGAAACACCCAAGTCTAAAACGGGCGGGAGTAAGCGGGTTCAACAAACCCAAGAAGACGCCTAATCACCCGACAAAAAGCCATGTTGTAGTCGCTAAGGAAGGCGACGAAATCAAAACCATTCGTTTTGGACAACAAGGTGTCAGCGGTGCAGGTAAAAACCCGAAAACAGATAAAGAGAAAGCCAGACGTAAATCTTTTAAGGCTCGCCATGCTAAAAATATTAGCAAAGGCAAGATGTCAGCAGCGTACTGGGCAGACAAGGTGAAATGGTAATGGCTAAACAAGGACTCTATGCAAATATACACGCTAAGCGCAAACGAATTGCTGCAGGTAGCGGGGAGAAGATGCGTAAGCCGGGTGCCAAAGGTGCACCCAGCGCAAAAGCCTTCAGACAAGCAGCCAAGACAGCCAAAGGGAAGAAAAAGTAATGGCTAAAGGCGTACCACACTACTTCAAAGATGGATCAAAGCACACAGGAGGTATGCACAAGATGCCTGATGGGTCAGTCCACAGTGGCGCTAAGCATACTACTACGTCTAAAAAGTTGTATCATTTAGACGAACTTTCAGCTAAAGCAAAGGAGAAAGCTATGATGTACAAAGGAACTAAACCAAAGCCAAAGAAGAAAAAGAAGCCAGTTAAGAAGGGCTACTGATGCCTTACTCTAAATACTCACCAAAGCAGAAGAAGCTGGCAGCTGTAGCACCACCCAGGAAAAAGATTACCGCTGCAGACCTTAAGAAACTTAAGAAAAAGCCTAAGAAATAAAGCTTGACTTTTGCCTAAAAATATGCTATACTATAACTGTAGTAACAACTAAAGGAAACTTATGAACACTGAGCTTGAAGCTTACTTCGACAACTACAACGTACTATTTGGTAGCGAAGGTTTCAAACAACTCGTACAAGAGCTTTCTACTAATGCACAGCGTCTAGCTGACATTCAGACAGTAAAAGACGCAGAAGATCTACACTTTCGTAAAGGCCAAGTGGCAGCTTTTGCTACTGTAATTAATCTTGAGGCTACTATTGCAGCAGCTAGAGAACAAGCAGAAGCTGATAACGAAGAAGTTGTAGAAGATGTATAAGGTTTATGACTTTAGATGTCCTAAAGGACACACTTTTGAACAATTTGTACGTAGCGGTACCGAAGTCAGTAGGTGCGACTGTGGTGCCATAGGTACAAAAATGTTGTCTGCTCCGGCTTTTATCCTGGATGGGCACACTGGGGACTTTCCTGGTAGGCACATGCGGTGGGTAAGAGAACACGAAAAGGCAGGCCAAAAACCCAACCTCCATAATGACTAATGTTCACGGAGTTTAATCATGTCAAGAGCAACAATGGTAGATCTGCCCCCTGAAGAGGAAAACGCAGACAACATTGAGAACGAAGTAGACGAGATTCAGCAGACAGAAGCTGAGCAACCTCAAGAAGAAGAACAACCTACAATACCTGATAAGTACCAAGGCAAAACTTTAGAGCAAGTGGTACAGATGCACCAGGAAGCTGAGAAGCTGCTTGGGCGTCAATCGTCAGAAGTAGGAGAACTTCGTAAAGTTGTGGACGACTTCATTCAGAATCAGACACAACAACAAGCACCTCAACAATACGTTGAGCCTGAAGACGATATAGACTACTTTACGGATCCTCAAGCAGCTGTCAATCGTGCTATTGAGAATCATCCTAAGATCAGAGAAGCTCAAGAGTACACTGCACAATACAAGAAGCAGACGTCTCTTGCGATGCTAAACAGCAAACATCCGGACATGCAGAGTATTCTGCAGGACCCTAAGTTTGCTGAATGGATCAAAGGTTCAAAGATCAGGACTCAGTTGTTCGTAGAAGCTGACCAACAGTACAACGCTGAAGCTGCTGACGAATTGTTCACGCTCTGGAAAGAACGTAAGAACATTGCACAGCAAACGGCTGCAGTAGAAAAGCAGTCACGGAAGCAGCAACTGAAAGCAGCTAACACGGGCAGCACACAGGGCAGTGCCGAAGGGAGCCGTAGGAAAGTGTATCGCAGGGCCGACATTATTAAACTAATGAGAACAGACCCTGAGCGTTATCAAGCTTTGTCAGAAGAAATCTTAAAAGCATACGCAGAGGGTCGAGTCAAATAATCTAAAGGAGATTGTGACTAATGGCTACTGCTACATATCCTGCTGCAGCGGGTAATACTGCAAAAACAGAAGCAGCTACTTTTATCCCCGAAATTTGGTCGGATGAAATTATTGCTGCTTACCAAAAGAACCTCAAGATGGCTCCTCTTGTCAAGCGACTCGCTATGTCAGGCAAGAAGGGCGACAAGATCCATATCCCTAAGCCGGTACGTGGTGACGCAAATGCGAAGGCTGCTGACACTGCAGTAACGATCATTGCAAACACTGAAGGCGAACTGACTGTTGACATTGATCGTCATTTCGAGTACTCACGTTTAATCGAGGACATCGTTGAAGTACAAGCTCTGAGCAGCTTGCGTCAATTCTACACGGAAGACGCTGGATACGCTTTGGCTGTCAAAGTAGACACGGACCTCATGAACGCTGGTACTGGCTTTGGTAACGGTACGCGTACTCAGTCTCCAGCTAACACTGGTGCTGACTGGGTAAACAGCAACAGCTACTACTTCAATGCTTCTTCTGGCCTTGCAGCTTACGCTGTTGACACTGTTGCTACAGGCGACAACTTTACGGACCTTGGTTTCCGTGAAGCCATCAAGCTCATGGACGACGCTAACGTACCTATGGACGGACGAGTAATCGTAGTTCCTCCTGCTGTACGTAAGTCAATCATGGGTATTGACCGCTACGTGTCTTCTGACTTCGTAGGTGGACGTGGTGTTGAATCTGGCCTCATTGGTAACTTGTACGGTGTAGACGTTTATGTTTCTTCCAACTGTCCTGTTATCGAAGTAGCTGCTCAGAACTCTGCTTCTTCAGCTGACACTCGCGGCTGTATGTTCTTCCACAAGGACGCTCTTGTGCTCGCAGAGCAGCTTTCAGTACGTTCACAGACTCAGTACAAGCAGGAATACTTGTCAACTCTGTACACGGCTGATACGCTGTACGGTGTTCAAGCTTATAGACCTGAAGCTGGGTTTATTCTCGCAGTTTGCGACGAGTAAAAACCATAGGGGGTCTTAATGGCCCCCTTCTTCTTCTTTCTTTAGCCCTATCCACACTCACACATCTTGGGCGTCTTAGTAGTTCATACTAAAGGATAAACTATGACTGACTATACTAAAACAACTGACTTTGCCGCAAAGGATAGTTTACCTTCTGGTGATAGCGGCAAGATTATTAAAGGAACTGAGTTCGAAACTGAGTTCGACAACATTGCAACTGCAATAGCAACCAAATCAAACATTGCTAGTCCCACGTTTACCGGGACTACTACTATTCCAACTGTTGACATCAATGGCGGTGCGATTGACGCAGTAACTCTGGGTACTAACAGTGCAGTCACTGAAGCCCAAGTAGACAACATTAATATCAATGGTAATACCATTAGTTCTAGTGACACCAATGGAAATGTCAATATTTCACCCAATGGCACTGGTACTGTTGTAATCAATACTGACCTTGACGTGGACAACATTAACGTTAATGGCAACGCAATAATCTCCACTGACACCAATGGCAACATTGACCTAACGCCTAATGGTACTGGTGAAGTCAACATTTCCAAAGTAGACATTGACTCCGGTGCTATCGACGGTACAGTCATTGGTGCAGCCAGTGCTGCTGCTATTACTGGTACTACGATTACTGGTACGTCTTTTGTTACTTCTGGGGACATGACCTTCGGTGACAATGATAAAGCAGTCTTCGGTGCTGGCTCTGACTTACAGATTTATCATAATGCTTCTGACTCAATCATCAATGACAACGGTACTGGTTCCTTAAAACTTCAACAAGGTGGCAGCACGAAACTAGAAGTCACTACTACAGGCATCGACGTAACGGGGACTGTGACTGCTGATGGTTTGACTGTTGATGGTGACGTTTCTGTTTCAACATCAAGCTCAACAACGGACGGAACAGATGGGGCTTTTGTAGACATTAAAAATACTAACACTACGACTAGCGTGGTTAGTGGCGTTCGTTTTCTCAACGGAACTACAACAGCTTTCAAAGGTGCAGTGTTTTTTGAAGATTTAGCTGGTGATGGTCGTGGTGATGTTGTTATTGCTTCTAATGATGTTGCATCAGGTTCAGCTGCGGTCGGGCTGGCCGATCAAAGATTGCGAGTAAGTCGTTCAGGAGACATCAGCTTCTACGAAGACACGGGTACGACTCCGAAGTTCGTGTGGAAGGCTGCTGATGAACGGTTGGGGATTGGCACGGCGAGTCCTTCTACAGCCTTAACAGTTTCTGGCGCTTTTAATGCAACCACTGCGGGTTCTAAGCCATCAATCACAGGTGCTGGTAACTATGGTGGCGGTATAGGATTCATAGACACAAACGTCTCAGGAATGTACACAGATAGTTCAGGTGGTAATTTAAAATTCTTTACTAACCAGTCAGGTTCAGACACAGCAGCAAGTAAAGTTGCTATGACCATCAACTCATCAGGCAACGTTGGGATTGGCACTACGAGTCCTAATAATCGTATTGATGCCGTAGAAGCTCAAGATACTGTAGCAAACGTATTAGCAAATGGAACTTATGTTGCTAAATTTACAGGGGATACGACATATACGACAGGAGCCTCACAGGGAGTCTTAATTGGTGGGGTAGACGGAAGTTTAAGAGGTGTTGCATTAGTCGCAGAGGCGCAAAGCGTACTTAACGATCATAATTTTATTATTGCAGTTTCAGGAACCTCCGCAACTCCTACAGAACGCATGCGTATCGACTCCAGTGGCAACGTAGGTATCGGCACGTCGAGTCCTTCAGCCAAGCTTGATACAGCATACACAGACTCAGCTACTTATAGCGCAACAACCCCTTCAGCAGATTTAATTCTTTCACGAAAAAACACAGCCAACACAAATAACCAAACTGTAGGTATCAGATTTGACGTTACAGGCTGGTCAGGGTCTACAACTGGTGGTGCTGCTATAGAAGCGATTCAGCCTTCAAGTGCTAGTACAGCAGATCTTGCGTTTCTTACTAGAAATGCAGGAACTTGGGGCGAACGCATGCGTATCGACTCAAGCGGCAACTTGTTGGTTGGGACTACTGCCAGACCAACTTCTTCTGCAGGAAATATTGTTTTAGCAAATGGAACAGCTCCAACAGCCAGTGCTACAGATGGAGTTATTCTGTATGCAGAAGACGTTTCATCTAGCTCTGAGCTTAAAGTCAGAGATGAAGCAGGAAACATTACGACACTTTCTCCACACAACTTTGACTTGATTCCACAGGGACCATCTGAAGACATGGCGTGGTCTTATTATTCAGAGCGTGATGGGAAGCAAATTAACGTAGACATGCTGAAAGCTATTAGAGTCTTAGAAAAACTCAGCGGCGAACAGCTTGTATTTGAAAACTAGAAGGAGCTAACTAATGGCTACATGGACTATCGCAAACCTTGAGCGTAACGTGGCAGACGGCGGTGTAACCGTTGCACACTGGCGTGTTACTGAAGTAGACGGAGACTTCTCCGCATCATCATA